TGTGAACGTGGTTGGCGTGTCGTGCAAAGCGGTCTCATAGAGCCAGCCTGAGCGCGTGTTGATTATGCGGTTGTTGGCCATTTAAAAAACCCAGGCGAGCAGTTGCCCGCCGCGCCTGGGTGTGGGTGTGGTGACCTAGCGAACGGTGGCAGCAAATTAGGCGCTGGCCTTTTTCTTGGCCTTGGCTTTTGGCGCGGATACGTCAACCTTGAGGTCGGCGCGCTTCCAATAAGGTGGCTTTCTGTAAACACTAACGCCGCTGTATTTTCCAGACGGGTTTTCGCGTTCAGCAATAAAGGCAGCCTTGCATTTGTCGGCGTCACCCATAGCGATAAGCTCAGGTGAACCGTCAGGCAAAAATCCTATCGTGAATGAAGTCTTGAATATCATGGTTTTGTTATTGGTCGGTGATTCTGATAAGGGCGTTTTGGTTGCCAATTGAGCATCCGTAGAGGATGCCAACTGTTAGGAACCATTTGCCCAAAGTTGGGTTATAAAATTTGCGTGTCTGAAATGGCAGTCCCGTCCTTGGCTCTATGTTGTCTATGACCTCTGTGTTTCCATAAAGCGGGCGCGCGATTTGCCGCGCTGCAATACATAGAGCGCTTGGGTGGCAGTAAAAGCCTTGCAGGTTGTTGCTGGTCGGAATGTCTTGATATTCGGCCACACCAAAACCGTGAATGGTTGACAGCTCGCCCTCTTGGATTGGCTGCGCTGTGCCGTAGGCGCTGGCATCAATGATGCCGCCGTCTTTGCTAAGGCTTGCCGTGTAAGACGGGTTGAGCATGACGGTTCTCAGCGACCGTGGGCAACCATTGGTTGTCAACGTGCTGGCGGCGTCTGCCAAATCATCACTGTCGTAATTGGCGGCAGTCCTGACTTGGGAGGCGCTAAAGGCGGCGGGCGTGATAAGGCCAAGCAAATCTTCGGCGACCGCTTTTGCAGTGGCATCTATGGCAGGGCGCAAAAAGGTGCGCTCTAGAATGGTCGGGCTCTTGAGTTTTGAAATCTCAAAATCAGTAAACGCCATCGAGAAGCCCTTGAACTTGTTAAGCTCAATCTCAATGGCCGTGCTTGTTACATCGCTGGCGCTGTAGCCAGTAGACAAGTCTTTAACTGTGACCGAAGAGGGAACGCGGGTCACTGTGCGGTCGCCGCGCTCCCTGACTTCGGTTGAGAAGTTGCGACTCACAAGCGAAAAGGCGAAAAAGTTGGAGGACAACAAGTCGAGCATTTGCTCGCTTACTGCTTCCAAATAGACGCCGCTTGAGAGTGCGTTTGCCATATTATTGCCTTACGCGGACTTGATGCGTTTCAATGCGGCACCATTACCCTTAGCCACACCGTAGAGAACACCCATGGACAAGTAGTGCTTGCCGGCGGTGTTGTCATACCAAGTGCGAAGCTGGATAGGCAGCCCAGTGGATGGGTCAACGATGTCGGAAACCTGCACGCTTCCATCTGTAGGCGCGGCGGGCTGGCGAGCGGCCAAACACAGCGCAGATGGATGCAGCGCGATGGCGGCAAGGTTCTCGCTGTTGGTTGGAATGCCGGTGTATTCGTAGAGGTTGAAGCCATGCACGCGCTGGGCTGCGTTCTCTTGCACGCCGGCTGGGGTGCCGTAGCTGGAGGCATCCTGCACGATGGCATCCTTTTGGATGCTGGCGTAATAGGAAGGCGGCAGAATCAACGCGCGCTCGCTCTTAGGGCATTTGGCGGTGGTCAAGTCGGCTGCCAAATCAGCAACTTCGTCAACGTCGAAGTTGGCGGCAGTGATGACCTCGTTGGCGCTAAAGTTTGCGTTTAGCACCAGGGCGAGCAAGTCGTCCATTACGGCGTCAAGGGTGACTTCCAGAGCAGGCGCCAAGAACACGCTGGACAACCAGTCGAAGTTGCCAGCCTTGCTGACTTCCATGTCAGTGAAAGCCATGCTGTAGCCCTTGAATTTGTTCAAGGTCACGGTGACGGCGGTTGAGGTAACATCCGTTGCAGCATAGCCGGTCGACAAGTCGCTGGCGGTCATGCTGGAAGGCACGCGAGTGGTGACAGACTCCCCAGCGCCGCTGATATCATCGCTGAAATCGCGAGAGAATGCGCGGAGCGGGTGGAACTGAGTTGAGAGATAATCAAGCGACTGTTCGCTAATTTGGGCAATGTTAATGCCCCCAAGTGTATTGGCCATTTGTTATAATCTTTCTTTGATGTTTTTGAGGTAGAAAGCGCGGCGCTCTTGGCGGTCTTCAATGGCATTGTATTGATGCCATAGAGTCTCCATGTTTGCCTCTGGCGCCGGCTCTTCGGTTGCTTCCTCAACTGGGGCTTCAACGCCTACGCTGGCCGCGATTTCCACGGCCTTGTCAGCGGCGCTCTGCTGTGCCTCCTCAAGAAGTAGATTGGCTTCTTCAAGCAGCTTGATTTTGCTCTCAAGTGCTTCAATGTCCTCGGCGTGTTGTGCGCCAAGTTTGGCGATTTCTTCGGCGTGGCTTGCTGCCGCGCCTTCAATCTCTGCCTGCAAGGTTTTATTTGCCTCGGTGGCGGCTTCCAGTTTGCCTGATAGGCTGGTCAGCTCGACGTTGGCTTTAACTAAATCAAGGATGGTTTTCATTGGTTCTATTGGTGATTGTTTAAAGGTTGGTCATTAGGGCGATGACATCGTTTAGGTCGTCCACAACTCCATCTGCTAGGCCGGCCTCAATGGCTTCCATGCCCTCGTATACCTGGCCGGTCATTGATGCGTCTGGCACGTTGCGCTTGATGTTGATATCGCCCTTAAATCGCTCGTGCCATTTGTTGACGTTTGCTTGCAAGCGCTCGCGTGCTTCGTCGCTCAGTGGCTTGAAGTCGGCGTAATCAAGTTTGTTGTCGCCAGCGGCGATGGCGTTGACTCTCAGCCCTTGGTTGCGCAGATATTCGCTTTGGTCCAGCAGGGCGATATAAACGCCCACGCTGCCCACCTCGGCGCTCTGACTCAAAAGCACATTGTCGGCCTGGCTTGCTATCCAGTAGGCCGCACTTGCGGCGGTGCCTTCCGTGTAAGCAACAAGCGGCTTTTCAACGCGGCGCATCTTGGCGGCAAGCTCTGGCAAACCCGTAATGGTGCCTCCAGGTGAATCAATGTGCAGCAAGATGGCGTTTACATTCGGGTTGGCATCTGCCTCGGCTAATTGGGTGGCAATGTCGTCGTAGTCGGTCATCCCGAACATCAGCTCCCAATCGGTGAGCATTTTGCCCAGGGGTCCGTGGATGTGGATGATTGCAATGCCGTCTACCTCTTCGGGCGTTGGTGGCTCGTATGGCCCGCCGTCCTCTTCGTCGTAGTGATACGCATGGGCGGCCTCCACGAGCGTGGAATGATAGTCTGGGCGGATGGCCCATGGCTCGTTGGCCAACTTATGCGTCAATTTCGCTCTCATTATTAAAAACAGGGTTAGGTGTGCGCTGGCTTAGTAGGTGCAATGCGGTTTCCATTGAGACGCTGTATTCATCAGCCAGGCGTTTGGCGCGGCTCAACAAGTCGCTTGCCTCGCGCTCTACCTGGTCGCGCATTTCCTGCCAATCGTGGCCGCGTTCGCCTGCATCCTCGCGCATGGTGCGCAGGCCCATCTTGATGGCGTCCTGGTTGGCGCGCGCTTCGCGGCCAAGGTCAACGGTGATTTTCTTGGGTGCCTGCCAGTTAACGCGCCACCAATTGTCTGATGGCGGCAAGTCGCCGCGCTTAATGCCGCGTGCAATTACCCAGCCCCAAACGCGGTTGCAAAAACGAGAGGTTAGAAGGTCTTGGCGCTCTTCAAATCGGCGGGCGGCTTTTTCTAGGATGAACCTTGAGGCGGTTCCTTGTTTGGAGGGTTCCACCACGAATTCGTAAGGAACGCCAAGACCTAAAGCCACATCGCGAATCAGGTATTCAAGGAAGCCAGTAAATGCCGGTGATGGCTTGTTGCTGGCAAAGCTTTCGATTGATTCACCGATTTTGAGGCGTGGCACCATGCCAGCCTGGAAGGTGTCCCATGGCACTGTGCCGGTATCAGCCGCGCCATACCCGTCTTCGATTAGGCTAGTGCCATCGTCAGCAATGCCGCCTTGGGTGGTGATGGCCATGCCGATGGCGCTGTTCATCTTCACGCCAACCTTTTCAAACTCTAAGATATCAATGGCGTCCCTGATGTGGTCAATGGCGTGGGTGAGCGCTGACACTCCGCGAAGTTGCGCAACGCGGTCAGGGTCATAGACCAAAATGAAATTGTTGGCGCTAATTGAGCGGTAATCATCGCCATCCTTGACCGTGTAGGCAGTAGGGCGGCCAGCGGGCGAGACGGTGACGCCATCATGGCCCTCGCCATAATACTGGGCGCCCTCGCTCATGATGTTGTGAGATTCGACGAGTTGCAGTTGGGGGAACGCGTCTTGGCGGCCAACCATCAGGAAACCAATGTCACCGTCAACGTCCATTCGGATGGACGCAAGGCGCTGCATCTGGGCAAAATTAAATTGGCCCGCGACATCGCAAACCTTTGACCACTCGGCAAAGTAGTCTTCGTAAGCCTTGCTTGCTTCGCCTGCTTGGCTCTGAGGCTTGAGCCCCGTGCCTAGAGCGTAGCGGCTGACATCGTTGACCGCGCCGCGCACCATGCCGTTGTTTGTATAGAGCCATCGAGCAAATCCCATCAACCGGCGCCTGGCTCCACGGTTCAAGGTGTTGCTAATATCGCTGACAATGTAAGGCAGCGATGTGCGGAAGCGGTTTGATTCCGTGCCGCGATAATGGCTGGTTATGCTGGCGCGCTTTTTGGGCGCGGTCTCAATGGCGATGGGGCGCCCGTTGTGGTCTACTAGGC